GTGCCCTTAGTCTTCGTAACGGACGACCCCTCTAAGTCTGTCAAATAACGACCTCGACGCCTCTCCCTCTTCGAGCGGCGCGTCGTCCGGTGCGTCGTCGACCACGGCGGTCGTGATCTCCTTCTTGAGCACTAAGAGCTCGTACACGGTGTTGTCCTTGATCTCGTCGACGTACTTGTCGGCGTCCGCCTCGGAATGACCCTTTTCGAGCATGGTTGTTTTAATTTGGGTGAGGATGAAGTTCTTACTCTTCATTTTACATAGTTAAACGTTTTTCTATATTGCGAACTTACCGCGGAATAAAACTCGGGATTTTTCAAAATGTGATCCACCTGCATCTTCCACTGTTTGCGTTTGTTGAAATCCTCGAGCGTGTCCCACGACATGAAATCGTTCTCGTCGTACACGCGTTTGATCGGCAGTTTATTGTGTTTCCTGAGTTGCATCTTCGCCTTTTCCTCTGAAAACTTTCGCACCATCGCCTGACGCTGGGCGTTGTTCACGTCCACGAAAAACACGTAGACCGAGTAATGCAGATCGAACCCATCCTCCTTGTCCTTCACCATGAACGAAAACTCCGTGTAAGACCCACTTCGCAAGTTCATGCATCCGCGAGTCTCTTCCTCCAACTCCCTGAGGGCACACCGAAGCGGTGACATGATCTCGCGCTTGCGGCATCCACCGGTCACGAATATCCATTCGTGCCACCGGCGATCGCGAACCGTAAGAAACCGTGGTTTCTTATCGTCCGTTTCGAATGTGACTGGTATGGCAATGGCTTTGTGTTTTTTCATGATGATTGTTGATTTCCATCTACCATGGGTGAACTTATTTTTCTTCCGCGATGTCGTCCACCGATTCATCGATTTCTGGCGCAGATTCCATCGTGGATTGCTTTTGCGTCGGCATCGGTGGCGGCGGTGGCGGCGGTGGCGACGTCGGCATCCCGAACGGTCTCGGCTGGGGCGGAGGCGTGAGCATGTGCATCATCTTCGTTTGGACCATCTTCAATCCGTCGACGTCCTCTTTCGCTTGTTTCATCTCCTTGAACAGATAGATGCACGCCGCGACGCACACGGCGGCTGCGATCATGGTGAGCAATTGTCGATCCATTTGAATCATGGTTTATTATTTGTGTTACTGCACATCCTTTTAAGCCGAATGAATCGCACCCATTTTCGAATTACTTTTAGGACAATCGTACACGGGCTCGCCAAAGTTTCTCGCCTGGAAATGTGGATGTTTACACTGCACGTCGATGGGCGTGGGACCACTCGCCTGTCCGTTCACGGAGGCGGTGGGACCCATGATGTATTTTTCGAGCGCACGGGTTTTGGGGTCATACGTGAGCACGAAGAGCACGGCTAAGATTATGGCGATGACGTGTAATCTCATGTTACAATATTACAGAGAATTAATTTAGTTTAGTTGGCGAACGCCAAAGAACCCATGCCGTTCTTCACGACGAAGAGGTTGAACCCGATCGCGTACAGGTTTTGTTGGCTCGTCGCGGTCTCGGAGACCAAGCGCGCGGAGTCGAGTCGCGAGAAGTTCACCGAACCCGTGCTGATGTGCCCCTTCGAGGTGTCCAAGCACAGCGGGATGATGATGATGTTGTCCGCGAGGTTCGCGCGGACCGCGAACGGGCAGTGGAAGTACGCCGCCGCTTGCGTGAAGTGCGGTTGCGCCAATCGGAAATCACCGACGTCGATGCCGTTCATCTGCAACTTCAAGCGGTTCGTGATGCTCGCGAGCGCCACGGAACCACCCGTGCTCGACGCCGCACAGATCGCCTTGACGGGGTGGTTGAAGTTTAATTCGTGAACCTTGAGGTTCGTCGCCAACGACTTTTGTACCGTGGTGACGAGGTATTGCAACGGCTGGCTCGCGAAGTACTCGCGTTCGGGTCCGTCCAGGTAGATGTAGTTCGCCCACACCTCCCACTTGTCGCCGACTTCGGCGCCCCAGTGGATGCGAATCTCGACGTCCATGTACTGGAGCGCGACCAATGGGAGCGCCTGGGCGTAGGAGTTGAACCAAAACTTGAGCGGGTAGAACTGCGCGTTCGTCGAACCACCGAAGACGTTACCGTCCGCCGATTGCACGTGGTTCTGTGCCATGATCGTCGGCGCCAAACGCTGGGTGAAAATAGCGTCTTGCTCGTCGACGACTTGCCCGCCGATGACCAATTGTACTTTGTCGATCACGGTGCTCCAATCGGAGATCGACGTGTTCGCCTGAGTTCCATTCGTGAGCGGCGTCAAGTACACGTACGAGAGGAGATCACCCTTGCGTTCGAAACGCACCGTCGACATGGCGTTCGCCTTGACTTGACCCTGGATCGTCTGTCGTTCCACCGTCTGGGCGAAATTCGTGTGACGTTTGAATGAACTTCTGAAGTAGCTCACGGTCGCATCTCCCGTGATTTCCTTGTCTTGGGCACCGATCGCGAGCAATTGCGTGATACCCGCACTCATGGTTTATAGTATTACCATGCGAGATTATTTTTAACCCATGAGGGTGCAACTCAAAAGTGCCGCGTAGTACACCGCGTTGTGTCTCGTGGTGATCGCCCCCTGTGTGGTCAGGTATCGGATCTCGTACGGGAGTTCGGTCTCCTCGGGGTCGTCGTCGTAGATGTGCTGCCCGTGTTCGTCGAGGACGTCCACCATCTCTTGTTTCGTCTCCACGGTGGTGTTCGTGAACAACGGATCCTTCGATTCCCACTGCTCCATGCGCTCGTACACCCGACGATTTTTCAACACGTATTTCGCCTTCTCGGCGGCGTCCTCGAGCGCCACCCACTCGTCCACGGTCTTGTCCGTGGTCGTCGGCTTCGCTTGATACTTCGTGTAATTTGCGCGTTCCTCCTCGGTCATGAGATCATACGCCTCCTGTGTGGCGATTTGTTTCTCAACGCGAACGAGTTTTTCACCTTCCATGGCTCTGTACGCCTTCTTCGCCTCGGACGAAAGCGTCTCGTACGTCTCCCTGCTGATCTCGTACGTGAGAGCCTTGATGTACACCGTTTCCGCCCATTGGTCGTCGTCATCCTTTTTAATGTCCGACGTTTCACGATACTCGTACTCGAGCTTCTCGTAATACTCCTCGAGGTACGTGCGACGCTTCTTTTCGGGCATGCTATCGTGATCCTCCTTGGACGTCTTGTACCATCGCCGCTTGATGTAATACGTCACGTCCCTGAGCTCGCGACGGATCGTTTTCTTGGGACGAGGCTCCGGCACCGCGAAAGCGCACCCTTGCGTGAGCTTCGCCACCGTGCTCGAGCGCACGAAATCGTCGTCCTGTGTCCACGCGTAGCCGTACACGTTGGACGTGCACACGAGATCGCCGCTCTCGACGCTCGCACCGTTCCGCATCACGACCCAGACCTTGGCGTCGCCACCGCGCGCGATGAGCGTCTCCGAATCGTCCGTGTGCACGTTCGATCCCGTGATGACGCCGTACCACGCCTTACACGCGACTCGACTCGACAGTTCGACCAAGGGACTGCCACTCTTCGGACTGAACCCGTCGTCGCGCGCGCACACGATCAACCCGCGATGGTCGAGGACGTTGGAGAACGCCACGTCGGTCACTCGGGTCTTCACCGCGTCCTTCTCGGTGACGATCTCCTTGATGGAATTGATCATGACCGGGATCAATCCTTGATAATTGAAAGACGCCGTTTGTGACCCCCAATCGTCGTAGGGTGGATCGATCTGAATGTTTTCGTCGCGCACGGGTTTCTCGGGCGACGGGTCGGCGTCGTAGTGCAATTTGACGAGATGACGCAGTTCGGGTGTGTCGTAATACACGTCCTGGGCGATCAACCCAAATTCCTCCATGTATTTCACCTTTGTCAGCTCCAACTTGTTTCGTTTCCAGTAGTGTTGGGGATTGAGTTTGAGCAGCGTCTCCGTGCCCAGATGGAGTGGTTTCTCGAAATCCTTGACGCGATCGTCGGATGTGGACGACTGCGCGTTCCCGGTCCATGTGCCGTTGGTGTACCAATCGCCTGAGCGTGCGTTTAAAACAGAATTCACGGTACCGTCGAAAGTATTCCATGCCATGCCCCACCACACGTTGAAGACGCTGTTGTAGTATGAGAACGTCGCGTTGTCACCATTTCCTTCATACCACGCATTGTTTCCGTACGTACCCCGAACACTGTACGAGTACGCATACACGGATCCACTGCCACCCGCGACGGAGCAGGTGTAGAGGGGGTTGATGTCACCACAGAGTCCGATGTATCCGTCTCGGAGATGGATTCCGGTGATATTGTATCCACCCGAAACTTCGGAATTTTGAGTGTGTGTGTAGATTTTCAACGCAGATTTATAATCGACTGCCCAGTTGTTGTAGCTTTCAAACAACGAGCAATAATCGACATACGACACGCTCCACGGGTGTCCTAAACGAAAGTAACTGTACGTGTCCACGCTGTCCCGCGTCCCGGACACCGTGAATGCGTACCCATTATCCTCGACGTGGAGTTTACTCAATGGGGTGGCGTAAACATATCTACGCATGCTCACCTTCCCGTCTGTATTACACGCCATGGCACAATCGTTGAGAACTCCACCGTACAAACAGAAATCGTGCGTCTTGAACAACAGACTCTGGGAATAATTGCCTGAGTCCCCTGCACTGTTCGTGGGACTGTTGACAATCTGCATACCCGCGATCGGAAATAAATTGGTGCCGTCGTGATATACTTTACCAAACGCCTGACTTGTACTGGTCTGATTGTACCCATTAACCCAATACCCGCTTCCATTCGTTATCACGTCATGCTCAACATGTAATCCACCGAGTGTGTAATCCATACTTCCAGCCCAACCAATGTTAAAAGGTGTTGCCGTCCCGATCCCGACCGAACCATCCTGGTCCAGGTGCATCGCGACTTTGATATTGTTTGGCGATGAGTCAAAGTTGCCCCCCGTTTCAATCGAAATACCTTTGGGATTATTGTACCCATTGA